GTTATACATATCGTGCTGATATAGATGCGTTTGTGCCACCACAGCCATTCCTAAGCTGGACATTAGACGCCAATGTTGTTTGGCAGCCTCCAGTAGCCATGCCTACTGATGGAAAGATGTACTCATGGGATGAAGAATCTCAGACTTGGGTAGAGGTAAATGGCTAATTACGTCGATTACGATTACTGGGTACAAGGCTATGGTGAGGGCGATTTAAGTCAGCCTGATCGTTACGTTGTTGCTGGTTATTGGGTAGATGGTTATGCAGAGTACGAGGGTGATTCTGCGTCGTTTAGTGGTATAGCGACATTTACTGCGGCTGCTTTAGCGGATAAGTTTGCTACAGCGTCGATTACTGGTAATGCTACGTTTGAGGCGGTTCCAGTAGATCAGATTCGTGGTTCTGCATCGTTTACTGGATTAGCAACTGTAACGGCTTCAGGTAGCTTTATTGTTAATGGTGCAGGTTCTATTACTGCTACTGGAACAATGTCAGCACTAGGCTCGTATGTGACTACAGGAGCAGCGTCGGTGATTGCTACTGCGGTGCTAGATGCGACAGGTAACATTATTGGCTATGAGTGGACGGTTGTTCCTGATGAAGCTACTACGTGGACTAAGCAATGAAAATCGTATTCGGTGAATGGTTGCCAGATCAGCCTGGCGTTACTGGTGCAGTAATGGAAGCAGTTAATTGTTTCCCAGTTACTAACGGCTATGCTCCATTGCGTGAGGCTGCTGATTATTCTGACGCTAGTGGTGAGACGTTATTAGTAGCGTTTGCTGGCAAGTATGCAGGAGCTTCTTCGTTGTTTGCTGCTAGTGCTACGTCGATCTATAAGTTTGATTCTAGCGATGCTAGTTTAGATGCGGTAAAGACTTCGTATAGCTCTGTAGAGGCTTGGGACGTGACTCAGTTCGGTTCTAAGCTGATTATGGCTAATGGGTCTAACGTACTGCAAACGTGGGATTTAGGAGGCTCTACGACGGTCTCAGACCTATCTGCATCGGCTCCTACGGCTAAGTATGTAACGGTAGTGCGAGACTTTGTTGTAGCTGCTAACGTAGGTGGTGAGGAGTCTAGGGTTTACTGGTCAGATATTAACGATGAAACTGACTGGACTCCTAGTACAGCATCACAATCTGACTCGCAATTGATACCTGATGGCGGTGACGTTACTGGAATTGCGGGTGGTGAGTACGGTTTAATCTTCTTAGAGCGTGCTGTTTACCGCATGAGTTATTCAGGAAGTCCGTATTTCTTCCAGTTTGACGCTATTTCTAGGACGCTAGGCTGTATTTCTAATGGTTCTATTGCTCAATTCGGTGGATTAACGTATTTCTTATCTGATGATGGCTTCTATGTTTGCGATGGTCAGACAGTTAAGAACATTGGGTTAGAAAAGGTTAATCGTTGGTTCTTTGAAAACGCTATTCCAGACCAATTAATCAATGCGGTTAGTTCTACGGTTGACCCTATTAGAAAATTAGTTATTTGGAACTTTAAAAATACGTTTGGTGGTCGTTACCTGCTGATTTACTCGATAGATTTAAATAAGTGGAGTTACGGAACGACAGATATTTATAATCTTTCGTATGGTTACACTCCTTCGGCTACGTTAGAGCAGGTAGATAACTATAATACGAGTATTGATGCACTAGATATTCCGCTAGATTCTCGTTTATGGGCGGGTGGTCAGTTACTAGCGATGGGTGTTAGAGAGCAAAAGATTGTGGTTATTAGTGGTGCGATTAAATCAGCGTATGTGGTAAGTGGAGATATAGATATTGGACGATCTGTTGTTACATTGGCAAAACCTATTGTTGATAATGGCTCAGCGACAGTCGCAGTCGCAAGCAGGGACTTGCTTAACGAGACAATCGAATTCGGAACGGCTGTAAGTGCTGATGCTGAGAATAGATGTTCTCTGAGGTCGAATGGTGATTATCATAGGATTAAGGTAACTCCGACTGGTTCTAACTGGAAAACATTAGTTGGTGTTGATGTTGAGATAGTTAAGCAGGGTAATCGATGACTAGAGTTGTACAATTTCGCACGTTACCTGTATTTGGTGCATCTGAGCGTGATGTATCTGAGGTAGTTCGTGGGATTATGGACGGTAAGACGAACAATACTGGAACCATTACTTTAGCGACTGGTAATGCTGTAACGACTACGCTTTTTGATGGTCGTATAGGTAACGAGAGCTTACTATTCTTTACTCCGGTAACGGATGCTGCTGAGGCTGATTCGGCTCCCTATGGTGCGTTTCAGGATACGACAGATCAAACGGCTGCCAATACTACGACGGCTTATGCGGTAACTTTAAATACGACTGACTATAGCAATGGAGTTTATTTATCTAACAGTTCTCGTATTAATGTGCGGAATTATGGAATTTATAATATTCAGTTCTCTATTCAGTTAAAGAATACGACTAATGACAGCCAAGATGCTGATATATGGTTTAGAAAGAACGGAACCGATGTAGCAGGGTCTAATAGCAGATTTGGTATGCCAGCACGTAAGAGTAGTGGTGATCCTTCTCACGTTATTGCAGCGTTAAACTATTTTGCAGAATTAAACGCTAACGATTATGTAGAGATTATGTGGCGTGTTTCTGATGTTGGTGTTGCGATGGAGCATTATGCAGCAGGTTCAAGTCCGACTAGACCGGCTATTCCTAGCGTTATTCTTACAGTAAGTTATGTTGCACCAGCAGCGACAAGTAATGTGTATGTATCATCGCAACAACAAGGACAAGCAACTGTCAGTCATTGGGCTAACAGTACATCTAACAAAACGTATGGCTACATTATCGTAGGCTAATGGATTATAAATATATAGAACCTAATCAGATTAGGGATTGGTGGGCTAGTGTAAAGCCTGGCTTAGAAAAGATTAAACGTAGGAGTCCAGAGAACTGGATACTTGAGGACGTATATACAGATTGCTTTAATCAAAAGAGCCTGTTGTTTGTGCTGATAAAGAACAACCACTATGCTGGATTCTTTGTATTGCAACCGCAAGGAGAAACTCTGCATTTATGGGCAGCTTATTCGTTAGAAAATAGTTATGACGTTGTTGAAAATGCTTTAAAATATATTAAACAAATGGCATTAACAACTAATGTTAAATACATAACATTCTCTAGCCATAGGCGTGGATGGAGTAAGAGGGCGGTTCAATACGGATTCCGTCCTAAATTATGGATTTGTGAGGTGTAATATGGGCGGCGGCGGCGGACAACAAGACAGCACTACCACTACGAGTATTGATCCAGCGATCAAACCGTATGTAACTTATGGGCTTGAGGAGGGGAAACGTCTCTATGAATCTCAGACTCCTTCATTCTTCCCCGGTCAGACGTATGTAAGCCCATCTGCACAGACTCAGGAAGCCTTGCGTATGGCTCAGGAACGAGCTATGGCAGGTTCTCCGCTAACAGGTGCAGCACAGGCAGAGACGCTAGCCACGATTCAAGGGCGAGGCGTTAATCCATTCCTAGCGGGTGCTTTAGGTCAGACTAATCGTCTAGCGGGTGAGGAATTCACCAGAAACATTCAAAATCTACAATCTCAGGCTGCGTCTGCTGGTCGTTATGGCTCTAATGCTATGGGTCAACAAGCAGGTCAGGCTCAGGACATATTCGCTCGTGCACTAGCGGAACAAGGTGGTCAGTTGGCGTATAACTCGGCTGAAGCTGAACGTGCTCGTCAGATGGCGGCTGTTGGTGCTGCTCCTCAGATGGCACAGGCTGACTATGCAGACATTCAGCGATTACTTAGTGTTGGTGGTGCTAGAGAAGCTCAGAGTGCGGCAGAACTGCAAGATGCAATGAACCGCTATAACTTTGAGCAGAACTTACCACAAGCTAAATTAAGCCAGTTTGCTAACCTGTTCTCTAGTGTTCCTCAGGGTTCGACTACAGTACAGACTGCTACACCTACAGGGGGTAAATAATGGGTGATCCAGTTACTACAGGAATGATAATCGGTGCTGTTGGCGGTGCTGCTACAAGCAAAAATCCGATTGAAGGCGCAATGATGGGTGGTGCTATGGGTGCTGCTGGTGGTTCATTTGCTGGTGGATTTGGTGGATTAACTGGTGGTGCTCCAGCATTGGGAACTACATCTGCTGCTAGTGGTTTTGCTGGCGGTAATTTAGCTGCTGCTCAAAATGCGCTTAATCCTACGTTTATGCAACGTATGGCTGCTGGTGGTCAAGGATTAATGGGTGATATTGGTAGCTTAAATAAGTTTATGAATGCAAATCCTACTACGTCACAAATGGGTATGGGATTAGCTAAGAATTTATTGGCTGAAGATCAACCTATGCCATACGCTCCTGCTGGACAAGTTAGCCGTGGTCAATCTGCTCCTCCAATGGACTACATGAGCCTATTGAATCCACAGCAACAGTCAGTTATCCGTCCACAACCAATTTCTTTGCTATAGGTGATGTATGGCTACTACTGCTGAAATAC